CGGGGTGTCAGCATGAACCCAAAATATTTTGGGGAGACAGAAACGGGCGCGTTATACCGTCAGTCGGAGAAGGGCGTTCGTTATGGCATGAACTTAACTCAGTACGTGGCATACGAACAGATAAGCAATTGGGGGACACCCAACCATTCGGACGCGAATGGTACAGGAGTTTACGGGTCAAAACAACAAATAAAAGACTCCCAAAGTTATCTGCGGGGGCAGGTTGTACCGAAAGAGGGGAGCCATTTTTTGAACCCAGATTGGGTGGAGTTATTGATGGGTTACCCTATCGGGTGGACAGACATCAGTTCCCCGCCCCAAGAGGACAAGACCAATATGAGTTTGAACCGCCAAGAGTTACCGACAGGAAAGACGACAGAAGAAACCGCGTAAAAGCTCTCGGGAATGCCGTTGTTCCTCAGGTTATTTATCCGGTGGCAATTGAAATATTTAAGTATTTGAACGAGTGTAAAATTAGAACAGATTAGAACATTAGATTAGTAAATTGTTCAATATCTATAGTTTGCTTGACTATGTATAATGTATTTTGTATACTGTAATCATAGTCAAGTAACAAACGGAGTGTAGTCATGTTTTCATTTACATCAGTCGAAGCTTATGAAATAATTAACGAAGTTTACCGAGTTTTCAATAGTATGCTATTAGAAATTGAAAACGACAATACGATTGAATGGATCGATTGTCACGATACTGAACGCTGGTTACACTGCTACATTCACAACAATAAGGATGAATTAAAATTCTATTTTATCGCAGGTGATGAAATAATCGCCAGTGGTAATTTTGAGGAAACTCAAGAGGAACTCCACTACATGCAACAATTATTTACCATCGGATACAGTTGGGAATATGGGGCGGTTAAGGTGTCGATTGCGTAAAGATACGTAAGACGGCGGTTCGATTCCGCCACGCTCCACATGGGGTACAGTCAAGGTGACACGATAGGATAAAGCCGAAGCGCACCCTATCGGAACGGGTTCGAGTCCGGTGTACTCCACTTTGTTAATAATGATAGGAGATAATAATGATACCACAACTTGAAATTACAATCTTGTCACTTGAGCAAGCGCGTGATGCACTCAAGGATTTTTCTAAAATTGCACCGTCAGGAACGCATCGGCAAATTATTCAGTCTATTTATGAGATAGACCGCACTATTTCACAGTTAAGAATTATTGAGGGTAGTGATAATGAGTAATCCACCTGAACAATGGCAGTCGATTATAGCGCATCTTGATTCAATTCAAGGTGACGTTACATCTGACGTTGAAACGATCATTGAATCGATTAGTGAGACTCAAGACATATCACGCTGGATTATAGGCGACGCACTCCGCTATGTTGGCACAAATTCGCATAATTTAGACTATTTTAGCAAATTAGCGCGAGTAGAGGTATCAACACTGCGTAGTTATCTTACAACAGCTAAAACATTCTTACCAGAACTCAGATGGTCATTATTGGAAGATTATCCATCATTGAGCTTCGCAATATTCAAAGAATGCAATAGCGTCGCGTCGGAGTTTGGGCTAGATACTGCGATTGACCTGCTTAAACGTGCCGGTGATAATCTCTATACAGTGAAAGAATTAAAGTTTTATATCGCCACTGAGTTAAAAAAACAGGATAAAAAAGAGTTTGAATTGATAGCAGATAGTTTCGGATTGACGTGGGTAGACGCTCAAAATGAAACGTTGAACATTGAACTCGGTGATGAACTTGCTTTATTACTTGAAATTGGTAAATCATATCGAATTAAAATTTATGAGGAAAATGATCATGTATGATAATTATGTTGTTGAATTTTATCAGAAGTTACACGATCTTTGGTTAAGTGGAGATTTAGCTGATGATGATTACATCGTTTTTTTTAGACGTGCTGTATATCGATCTCAAGTTTGGGCATGGATAGAATCATGGCAAAATATCCGTAATCAAGGGATGTTTGAGGATGTTCAGTTGTTGATGGATTAATTAGCACTCAAAATAAAATAAAAAAAAGACCGCCCGTTAAGGCGGTTTTTTAGTTTATTCAGTTTTCTTTTGATTTTCTGCTACAAAATCCTGTAGTAATTTCAACGTTTTGTTATCTAAATCACTAGGTGTACGCTCCGTTAACGGACTGGCGACTTCGATTAAATCACGTATGATTTCACGCTTCGATGGTGGGAGTGTTTTAAACATACCTGTTACATATAAATCAAGTGGGCTATCGTCATATAAATCAATGACATTACTCAGGATGTTATCATCGCCTGAATACCACCAAAATAACGTAACGATTGCGCCAATAGCAATTCCGATTATATAGATTCCTGTTGGGAGTCCTAAGATCTCAGATGGCATCATATTCCTCTTTTTGATTATCTAAAACTTATATTGTGCTGTAATTGAATCGATATATTGATAGATAGCTCGTAAGAATGCCGATGCGTAAATGTCTGTCATGGGTTCAGGTGGATTATCAAAATCAATCAAATAATGCTGTTTGCATAATCGTTTAATATACGTTGACAAAAACGAATTAGTATATATGTCGATTAATGGTCGTACATGACTATATGCTGTTATAGCATCTATAATTGAATCTGAATTTAAATCAATGGCGCGTTGTTGCCATATAGGTGCGATTAGATGCAACGACTCTCGTGATCGTTTAATCTCATTTGCAATTTGATCTTCTGCTAATTTTGAGAGTTGAGCGTCTGTTAATGTAGTGGAGTGATTTGAAACAACTCCTTCAATTGCAGTAATGATAGAAGAGCTGTCATCTTCTAAAATAGCATATACATCATTACCCATTGTTTTTAGCCCTCGAAACGCTTCAACGGCTTGAAGTTCAAGGTTCAGCTTTTGCATATTAAATAAATCAACTGTTCCGATATGCAATTCTGTATTCATTGTTTAAGCCTCGTATGCATAAAATAAGCCTTCATCGGCTTCGTATAAATTCACAGGTGTTATCGCATTTTTTGTATAAAATGCTAAATCAATTGTATGTGTACCCGCACCTAAATTCATAGGTATTAAGAAGTTTGCAGGTGTCCCTGACCGATTATTATTATCTGATAAACTATTAACCGCACCTGAATAGTAAGTGCTAGAAATTAGTACACCTATAAAATTATTATTATTATTATTACTATTTTGTGTTAATCTTGAGCCAACAAAACCGACGAAAACGCGTCCGCCTGTTGTGGTGATTGACAATCTTAAATTAGTGGTATCTATTGCTGTAGGCGATGTGCTAGTTGTTGAGTATGATGTAGTAGCCGTCGTAGTTTCAACATAATTTAAGCTACCACCACTACCGCCTCCAATATCCTCCCACGTCGCGCCGGTGTAACGTCTAAACGACGGATTTCCACTACTGGTATTTGTACCATCATCTAAATAAATATCATTCGACGATGGCGTAGTAGGTTCTGCACTTCGTTCAGTTATATTTAATGGTGGAATAGTTGTAGAATCAGGTAGGGTTAATCGGTCATTGTCATCTATTAACACGCCTGAATTTTGTATTGAATCGCCGCCCGTACCATCAAATCTAACAATAGCATTATCGGTAGAAGATGCAGGAGTAGTTATAGTACTCGCTAGATCTGCCACACTTTGCACTGTAACAGTTTTTAAATTGTCAGAGTCGTCTGTATCTTGAATGAGGATTTTATCATCCGTCGCAACTGTAGCTGATGTAATGATAGCGCCACTTAAATCCTCTTGCGCATCTAAGTTTGCTCTCGCTCCTGAGGCATTCGTTGAACCTGTACCACCTTTTACAACAGATAGTGTGCCACCGATATTATCTAGTGTTAAATCTGATTCTGATACATCTATATCTATCTCATTATTAGCTGAATCGTCTGTAACAGATATTTTAGTTGAACCAGCGTTAATGTTCCTGAATTGTAAATCTACTCCGACTTTACCATCAAAAACGCCTACCCCATCGATACCAATATTTGATGCGGTATTAGCTTCACCACGATTTATTCGATAAATATCAGGTAGGGATGTAATATGTTCCTGTTTGATAGTCGTCACGCCATTAATTAGGCGTATATATCCGGTTATGGCGTTATTATCGTCAGGTTGTGGATACAGGCTATTAGATGCAATCAGTCGATTACTATACGATGCCGGGAATGCACTAGATTGTTTATAGCTGATGACATTAGTCACTGGGTTAATCTGGACTAATACAACTATAGCGGTTTGAGGTGTCGATGGGGGCTGTATTGCGACGGCACTTGTATCGTCTGTACTACCGTCAATTAAATTCCCTGTAGTTTGGTCGGATGTTAAATAAACAATTCCATTAACGACATAATACGTGCCAATATATTGCACATTATTGGAATCGTTCGCAATTAATCCACCATCTAAGATTTGATTACGGTAGACGGGCGTTTGATCGTTTATATTCACGCCGTCAATGTATTCTGAGTTTTCAGGAGCGAATCCAACAATCTTAAATCGTCCGGTTTCAGTGTAACCAACTTCGACTAATGAACGTGGTAAAAGCTCAGTTAATCCGACTCGGTTTTCAGCAGTATAGGCACTGTTAGGTGTATCACCTATACCATGAATATAAACTAGTCCTTTTTTATCTGTAGAATCAACTTTAACCTTATAACCCTGCGCTGGGTCTCCTAGACGTGCGACGAATGTTTTCGCAATTTGTACGCCTAAGGTTTTTGGTAGAATCTCGTCAATTTGTATCTGTGGCTTTTTAATCATACGACAATGAGTACCTGTTTAATTGTGCCGATTGCACCCCATACGACGGCAAGATTCCCCGTTTTATCACTAACAGTTGTACCACCGTCAACAGATAAATCTAGCGCGCCAACTCCTGCGAATATTAACGCATCTCCGATACGCTTTACTGTACGATAGTTAGTTGTTCCGTTATTCGTCCATGATGTTGCTGTATTGCTTGAACTATAATAACGTGGTGTTGTGCCGTCAGTCGCCATTAATTCTATTTGTGTAGAATCGGAGATGTCAATTCCTAAACCGTAAGGCAATTCAGGGATATAATCAGTCGTCGGACTAACATCCGTCCATGTATCTGTTGCTGTAAATGTAGTTACTTTGTAGAGAACACGCGCCATTATTGTAGTCCTACGATGCTAATATTATCAACATATCCGAATGTATTGGCAGTGGTAAACCCTGAACCGCCAACGACGGATATACGGCATCGGATACGCTTCACATTCGATTGATTAAAGAATCTATCTACAGTTTGCCATGATAATTTAGCTGCATCATTAGCAGCTGTGGCATATGACGCAAGTAGATTATCCGATACATCATATAAAAGTATACTGCGTGATAAAACATTACTGACGGGTTGTGTATAGTAATATTGAAATGATACCTGTTTGACTATAATTTCACTTGTCAGGGTTATATCTACATTTACATTTAATCCCCTAAATACGCCCGCTTGAACAAACGCCGCTTTAATACTAGGCGCTGTATTACCAAATGATGCATCAGGAAAAACTATAGGATCAATCGCTGTACGCCCTGAATCGATACTGGTAGTAATCTCGTAATCTACCGTTGAAGCTGTTGTCATATCTAGGTCATATTGAACACTAGATAATGATGATGATGATGATGTAACGTATAATGTTGTATTGCCGTCACCTGTAATCATGTAGTTAGGTGCGCCAAGTCCAGCAGGGCTATTTGTAAGGCGTGTAAATAACCCGTTAGCAACCGTTGCGATATATACGCCGTATTCACTTGTGCTATTAGGTGCCGTTACGACTTGATTCACCCCTGTAATATATAACCCAATATCGCTATTATCATTGTCAGTATCAGTTATTGCATCACCAACGCGAGTCGCGCTTGTCCAACTATCACCACCATCTAATGACCGTCCGAACAATACACCTGTTTGATCGTGCCATGCAGATACAACTAGCGTCGTTGTCGTACTACTACATGCAATCCTAGCAGATGTTAATGTGCTTGAATCATTCATCGTGTAGCTTGTGAGTAATTCAGCTTCAAAGTTTGACGCTTTTATATCATATAACCGATAGATAGATAATGTAGTACTATCGGCACTCACTACATAAATAGATAGCGGTTCACTGAGATCGTAGCCTGAAGTGAAAAATGCACTATTGTAATCATAACAAACATCACAAACATGCCCTAAAAATAAATCATCTAAGCTCGTCCATATCGGGCTACTATCTGTAAAATTTTGAGTAATTGCTAGGTTGCCATTCGTATTGTTGGCAATAGCAACGTTTGGCAATATGCTAAAATCATCATTTGAAGGTGTATAATCGATTCCAAGTTCAGTTACCCAACCGCCGGAAACGACCGTCGCGCCGCTGCCAATAATCCACTCGTCAGCTTGTTGTCCAAAAGTTTCCTCTTTAAGCGTGACTTGTATACTTAATGTCTGATTCTCATTATCCCAATTACGATTTACACGTTGAGCTATAAAGCGTGTGTTATTCCAACCGTTACCACTCGGATCGTAATCAGAAGATAAATTAAGTCGAAACCATATCATATATACAGGATCGATGATATTGATATTCCGATTGAGATTAATGCTGATTGTATCAGGACTTTGTAAATCAGCTGCAAGATGCCCTACGGTTTCCAGTACTGTCGTTTTGCCGTTAGTAGCATCTACAGTAAAATCAGGTAGTACAGTTTCACCTGCACCCTGTGACCATCGCTTTACACCATACCACGCTTTAACGCCACTCGCTCCTCCACCACTATAAGCAAACGCGCCCGCCCGAATATCGGAATAAGGCACTAATACACTGCGATTATATTCTAATGGTGGTAGAATGTCATCGGCACTAAATGTCATACCGATTGAGATAGCGTTACGAGTTGCATTGTCTAGATAGTTTGGGTTGCGTCTCAATACGAGTGTACCATCAGATGCGCTCCCGACGTTTCCTAATATCGCACTCGCTGCGACATCTAAACCACTTGCAATCGTTTTGCCGTTATACTCATAGCTATATTTACGTGGTGTTGTAATTGCACCTGTATCAATATCGTGCATACTAAATAGATTTTGACATTGCCAACGGTTATACTGTAATGCGCCCTGAGGATTACTTATATCGCTGTTGACTTCCGTCCAATTGCTAGGGTTAGATACTTCGGTAATCAATTGAGCCGGAATAAATACCCGTTGAAGGTACATATATGGAGATACCGCCGTTATACTTGCTTGCCCGTAATCCCCATTATGACTATATTGATATTCAGTTACATAACCAACAAATATATCAACATCTACGCCCGTTGTCAGATTACTACCATCATAGATACTATCATGCTGTAAATGCACATAAGCGCCGGGGTAGATTGTGTTATCAATATTCGTACCCGTAATTGCGAATTGAATTGAACGTCCGTTTAAATCCTGAGTATCACTATTGATCGTTACAGTATACGATTCGTTTAAATCGGTATAGTTCGTGCCGTCCGATACGAATAGATAGGTATATGCGGTATGCGTTTTGCCGTTGCTATCGGTTACGGTTAAACTGATAATGTGTTGTCCTTGCGTAGCACTAACTTCAACTACACTATCGCTTGTTGCATAACCCGCTTCAAGGCTTACACCTGTAGGAAGTGTCCACAAATAGCTACTAATCGTTTTACTACCGAACACGATTGATGTATTTGTCCCTAATCGTGGCAGTGTAAAAGTCGCACTATCTCCAACTGAGATTCTAGCTGATTGACTCGTTCCAGCGTTTGCAATCGGTGGTGTATCTTCGTTTTCATCAGTATAAGCAACGTCCCATTTTTTACGGAATGAACCATTGACGATCCGGCTATAATCACCCCATAGTGGACGGTCTTTATAGATGGTAATGGTATCACTTGCGGTTATAGCTCGTTTAATGGTGGATACATAGCCACTATCACCAATTGATACAGGACTAATATATAACGTTTGCCCTGATGTTGCTTTACGTAGTGTGCCATGAGCTACAATATCACCATTTGAATCTCGAATAATAAACCGTTGCCCAACTTCCGTATTGCTAATATCACCCGTGACGGTTAATGACGATGCTGGAGTTTCCGACGGAGTGTTATCAATCGTAGCAGTTGCAACAATATCAGGATTGAATATATTGAGTCGTACATTATCAATATAGTGATGTGTACCGCGTATAAGATTTAAATCATTGGTACTGAGTGCCGATTGTGTCATAGTGTCCTAAAAGCAAAAGCCCCGCGATAGGAGTAACGGGGCTTAGCTATCTGAAAATGGGAGACGTAAAATTAGCTACTTTAAGTTTAACCGATTTTTGATATATGTCAATAAAAATAAAAAAGCCCTTTCGGGCTTGATTATTTTACTTGACCATGTGCTTTTAACGTTGAGATAGCACCTTGATAAGCTGCACATTGCGGTGTTAAAAACTGATAGTCTGGTTGTTGTTTATAACCGCTCCGCGCCTGATTTAAAAACCAGTTAGTAAATTTTTCCGATTTATTTTGACTAAAGTCAAATGTATTTACTAATAGATGTCTTATTGTTTTGTGAACATATTCGTGAGCGTATTCCTTTGTAGCACCTAATTCTACATATACTCTCGCCATTTTACCGGTTCTGAAGGCATATTCTTTTAAATTAGAGTCATTTAAATAATCAAAGTTTTGAGCTGTTGTCATGATATTCTCTCCAATATCGAATTATTAATTTGTAATTCCTTACTATGCTTACAGTATACAATATATATTATATACTGTCAAGCATATTTTACAATATTTTATTTTTTCTCATATTTCAATATAGTAATAAAAAAAGCCCCAGTCAAAGATGACTAGGGACGCGCCATGTCGGATCATGGCATTCAATACATTATAGCTTAATTCGCAATAATATGCCATTCAGTACCATCACAAAATACAGTTACCACGTCATATTGTGTACTAAGGGCTTTTGTTGTCGCTCCGTCAATCGTTTCGCTTGCGTTTCCGTCTAACGTCACGGCGTTCGTTGTACCGATATTCTTGACGGTCAAAATCGCACCTGTTGAGGAAGTCACGGCGGGTAAATTAACCGTAATCGCGCCACTCGTCGGGTCAGCTAATAGAATCTGCGTATTAGATAGATTTACCGTATATGGGCTATCTGTATTGTCTATAGCAGTAGAGACACGCTTCCATATACCATCAAGTAGATTATTTTCTACTGTCCTGTGGTCACTCGCAGATATTCCGCCGGTTGTGTTATCGGCTAGATTTGTTGTAATCGTTGTTGATAAATTCGTATAACTTTGTAATGTCATTATTCCCTCTATTCGTATGCGCTACTATACGCGCTACTATATGCGTTTCCTACAATTACACCACGATTCCATACCATTGAGACATTTGTATAATCAGTATCTGTTTGTTGCGTCCCATTACTGGCAATATTTTCAAACCATCGTAAATAGCATTGTATTGCGACTTCCTTATAACGTGGATGGAATGCGTATAGCGTGATAGGGCTGATATATTTGTTACCCATGACAGTATCAAAGAAGTATTGTTGCATATCAGGTGTAAATAATGCAATCGTTAACGATCCTGAATATTTACCGTACAATCCACCATTACCACTAATTGATTGTACAATCGTGCCGTTATTAATTGTACCATCGATATAAGCTAACCAATGTGGCGTTTTACTATCCGATTGAATTGTAAAATTCGATATAAGATAGTCGCTATTGCTCAAGATAGCTGATTTTGATATATGCCCGTTAGCGATGCGGATTAATTCAGATGTCTCATATTGTAATGCCATAGTTTATCCTGTTTGATTAATCGCGCGTGTTAAACCAACATGCAATTGTGATGTTAAATCATTGGCGAATTGTTGTAAAGCTTGCGTAACTTCACTCCCGGTTGCAATATCTCCAACGGTTAAGTTAGGCGCGAAGTTCAATTGAACCATGCCAGCATTACCCGACATTCCACGCGGTATAATACCATAATCTGCGAGTGCTGATTTTAAACCACGTGACCGATTGAATGGAATAACTGCCTCAGGGTTTCCAGTTTCACCTATCAATCCCAATGTAGGACGGTCAATAATACCACCATCCGCAAACGCAAACGCACGTTGCCCACTTCTAACGTTTATATCATTGTTAACCGATACAAGTCGTGCGCTATTTCTTAAAGCGTTTTGCTCATATGACTTTGTACCTAATGCGCTATAGCCTAACCCTGATAATGTTCCTGACGTGCCACTGCCTGAATTACCTGCGATACGCCGTGCCACTAATTCTAATTCACTGACGGCAGTTGTGACTTGACGAATTGCGCTAAGTTCAGCTTGCGCTTTTAGGTTAATTTCATACAGTTGACGTTGTAATTGTTGTCGACTTCGTTCGTCAGCGATACGCTCATCTTGCGCTTGACGTTGTAATTTTAACTGACGTTCACGATCTGTTTGTCTTAACTCTTCGGCAAACGCTTGCCGTGCTAACGTCAATTTCTCATTTGTTTGTTGTCGGGTTAGTGATAATTCCCGTTGTAAATCAACTTGACGTTCATTAAACGCCTGTTGTCGGAGTCGCTTATCTTCACTAAATTGCTGATTAAGCTCCTTAAATTCCTGACTGCGTTGTGTCTCTTTTTCCTTTTGTTCTTGCTCAAATGTACGTTGTGCTTGCAGGAAACTAATGACATCGTTAGATTGTTCAGCATCTCGTAAGTCTGCTAAATGGTCATCGAGTGCTTGTTTATCTTCAATTCGATATTGCCGATTTAAGTCACTGAGATTCTTGCGATATTGTTGTGTCGATTCAATCTCATTGTTAAAAAATTCACTTCGCAGGCTATCAAGATTCTGATTAATGTTTGTAATCGCATCGTTGCCGTCACGTTGAATGTCTGCAAGCTCTTGCTGATGGTCTTTATTCTTTTGTTCGATCTCGCGGTTATAATCTTCAGTTTCACGTAAATCACGTAACTGACGTTCTTGCAAAATCTCCGATTGTTGACGGTTAAAATCTTCGAGTAACTTATTTGATTGCGATTCTAGTGCGGTTAATCGTCCTAAACTTGCTTCACGTTGTTTATTAATTTCAGTTTGTTCTTTAAGTTTATCGTTAACCGATTGTAATGCGTTACGCTCCTGTTCACGTTGTATAATCGTTTCGCCTATTGTGCCATTAAGTAGGGTAGATTCCGTATCTAAATCATTAAACTTACTTTCAAGTTCTGCGATAGTATCACGCGCTTGTTGCCCTAATTCAGTATTGGCACTCGAAAACTCATTTAATTCTGAGATTTGCGATTGGATCAAATCTTTTTCAGTTTGAATCGCTTCAAGACGTGCATTGAGTGATTCACTTGTAGCAGTTTTCGAGAATTGATTGACGCGTTGTTCAATATCATATTCCTTTTGAAGTGAATCCACACGATCTAGTGCGCCCTGTGCAGCTTCGTTTTGTATGAGTGTGGTATCAGCTAAAAGCGCGTCGTATTCTTTTAATAGTTCGATCTGTCCGGCGTAAGTTTCCGATAGACTATCAAATTCACCCTGTAACGTATCGGTTACACCTGATAATTGGGAGATTAACCGTTCGCCCAATGTTGAATTGGTAATTGTTAGCAGGTCATTATTGATTAAGCCTAATTTTTGACCAGTTGAATCTAAATCGCGTAGAAGTTCTGTTCGTTTTTGGAATATATCACTACGGGTTGCACCACTCGCAATGTCATCTATCGCAGTTTGTTCAGCTTCGATATTCGCACGAATTGACCTTAAACCCTGTTCAACAGCTTTAGTTAAATCGTCGCTAATAACCCTAGCAACGGCGGCAACAGCTCCAACTGCCACTAATGCCACTGCACCAAGTCCAAAACCTGTTACACCGATAGATGACGCAAGTTTGCCGATTGCCTCACCCGCCGCTGGTGCTGCGCCTCTTAATTGTGCCGTAGCTTCTGTTAATTCAAACAACCCGGCAGCTTGTTCAAGCCCTGCAATATTTGTTCCTGTAATCGCACCTAAACCACCACGAATAGCAGATAATGCACTATCAACATCACCGATTGAGCCTACCTGATTGCGAATCGCGCTATTTTGTTTGTCAAGTAGTTCTAATCTTGATTTTTCAGCACGAATTGCACGTTCAGATTGCGTTTGTAGCTCTTTTTGTGCTTTAACTTGTGCCTTGATTGCGTCGGACTGTTTATCACTTGCAGATGCAATCGCTTTAGTGGCTTTGAGCTGTTCGTCAGATTGCTTTTTAAGCTCACGACTAACACGGTTATATGATTGTTGATCTAATTGTGCTACGTAAGTTGTACGCACTTCTTTATTTGTCATTTTACACCGTGTCTATTCAAATAAAAAAGCCCTTGCGGGCTAGTTTAGACTTCGTTCATACTCCTCACATAGGAGTTGTAGTTTAATATCCTCTCGGATATTCCTTGCCCAACTAAGGGCGGTTTTAGCGTGGGTTATGCGGACTTTCCATAACCATGAGGGTTGTCCTTGAGCCCGTAGGGCTACAGCTTCGCGGTAGTAATCAGCTGCCTCGTTCATTTTTTGAACGTATTGTGCGCGGTATCCGTTAGTTTGATTGTCGTTTGCGTAGAACATTTTATTATCTCCGTTTGATTAATTACTTAACTATACTTACAGTATACAATATATATTATATAATTTCAAGCGTATATTATATAATTAATATTTCTCTAATGTTGTGTTCTATTCTTTATACCCGTCTAATTGATACTGTAATAAGTGACGAACGCGCCTACAATTTGCATCCCATAAATAATCACGTTGTAACATTTCATCTTTAGTGGGTGGTAGTGGGGAATTACTACTATACCAATTAAGCACGGCATCGAGTAGTAAATCAAAATCAAATTCTAATCCCCAGTTTTCGGGTTCAGTTTCGACTTTTGGAACGTTACCACTTTCAGCGCGTGCTATAGATTGAGCGGAGTCGCTTATTCGCTTACGCCACTGTTTTCTGTACTCTCTACGTTTTTTTTAACGTCATCTAATTGCAGTGTATCACCTACGAGTAATTCAGGTGATTGTAAATCAGGATCGTGAATGCGTCCGATTTCACTATTTTCTGCCCGGTTAAATGCGTCTAACCACGCGTTATTGTGTACTAAATCTAACGATAGAATGAAAGCGTTAAAAATAGCGTTATAGTCACTTTTACCTGAGTGCTTATTCCAGAACTTTAGGAGCTTAGATGCGTCATGCCCTAATGAATCACTAGCAGGTTCAATTGATTCAGTTCTTGCCCAAAATGTAGCGAAGTTTTCTGCGATTGTAAGCCGATGCCCTTGCATAGATTCAATGTCAATAGCACGTGCAATATCATCAGTCAATAAAAATGTATGTAGGCAACGTCTATTAAACGTCGCCTTCAATTGACCGTTAAACAAGTTAACTTGCGTCATCTGATTTTACTTTGCTAGGTGCAATAACGCGCTTGCTACCGTTTACCTGCTTATTGACATACTCAATGAGTGGTTTCAATTCATCTTCACTCGCTTTGTATGAGACATTCGGCACACTATACCAATAGTCATGTTGGACATTTGGCACAATCGGAACTTTGCGACGAATCTGGTTTGTGTTAAATCGCTTACCGTTGATCGTCAATTCAGGGTACTTTGTACCCTCGCCATTACTTATACCAATGCGTTCTAAAATATTACGTTCTGTCATGTTAACCCTCATTATACGCTACGGATAGGCAATGCCATTTGATAAAATGCCGCCCAATTGTCACCATCTGAACCTGCCGCGCTAATTGTAACTTGTCCAGTCGTGACATTAAATGAGCTAGGCGCTGTTACAGTACCATTGAGTGAAAACACATTATCAGTTTTACCGTCAGTTACGGCACTAGATGCCGGCACAAACTCAACTTCGAATGTCGTTTCAGTACCATCTGCAATCCATGTTGTGAGTGCATATGGATATTCAGCTTGAATCAGTAGATGGTCAGTTTTATTACCAGCGAATCCCTCATTGCTACCAAACGCCGTACCCCATGCGTGTTTGCTACTCATAGCAGGTGTAATTGTCACGGTGGTAGGTTGTGGATTCTCTCCGGCTGTTACATTGCCGCCTGTTTCACGAATGAACGCTTGAGCGTGTGGAATAACATAAGTACGATATTCCGTATCACCATCTGCACCACTTGAACGCTCTTGTGCGGCAACAGTGAACATTACACCAATATCATTAGGTGATTGTGCATTATTATTGGGGCTTGTGATGGTTGCGTTTGCGATTGTGGTAGTATCAAGGTTCGAACCTTTAAGCATGTTATACAGCGTTAAATCGCTAGATGCGAGTTCAATGTCGAATGATTCAAGCGGGTCAATACCCATGAATGCACTACCTAAAAAGCGTGAACCGCCAAACGTGGCACGGCGGTAATTGACGGTAGGAAGTCCTGCGACAGTTGCCTCTCCAATAAAAGCAAGCGCGTGACTGATTGTGTCGCCTGTTTCCGTTGCGTCCGGGTCGAGTTGCCCGTATGGAATTCCTGTAGCTGATACGCGCCAAAAAAATACACTTACTAGATTGTATGTATTACTACGGTTTGCCATGTTATATATACCTCGTATATGTGACTTGTAATGTCCATGATTTGCTTACAAAAACGGGCGCGTTTTGCACCTGTGGATAATTGCGTGGTTGTATTGCTGTAAATGCCGTTAACATGGCATTCCGAACGCCTTTTAAATTCGTGCCGTTATAAATCATTGGCGCGTATGTTGTGAAGGTGTTTTCAATTGCAGTATGAAGAGCGTCAATTCGTGAAATATCTATATTGAGTTCAGCTTGTCCCGTCCATTCTTGCATGTACAACGTGATATTATATGTCGCTGTAGGTTTGATATATCGTTCACCTAGACTATTGTTATCATACGTGCCGTTTCCATCGGTTATAATAATCGCAGGGAGATTCGCACGTTGTAATGCCATTGGTGCAATATCAAATACGGTTATGCTAGGTGTGAACCCACTTATTGTTGTATCAGCTAGTAACATATTTTTAATGCGTGTACGAATGTCGGACGTCGTGACTTGTGCCATTAGATAACCGTTTCAAATATCGGTTTAACATACGAGAATAGCGACTTTTGAACTATTGAAGGGTAGTTAATCCCTGCAACAGTACCATCTTGGAATTGTACAGTATTAATCTCAGTTTGACGTGAAATATATAACCATGACGCTAGTCTAGTGCAAGATAGTTTGATCGTTTCCGGTATAGCCCACACTTCGACATCAGGTGTATTATTATGTTGAACGGCAGTGCTACCATTCACACCACGTCGGACCGTCAACGTATTACTTGTTATTCCTGTAACTTGCATAAACTCTGATTCAATTCGGATATAGTCTAGCGTCTCAATACCGCTTGCATCTTGTACGTTAATACTCGTAGTCGTGGCATTACCGATTGCGCCCTGTGTATCAGTTACAACCGCCCATGCGTTTTCATACGATAGATGCGAATATCCGAATATACCATTGACGGTAAATACAGGATTAAAGTTGTTACTATCGGTATATGAAAAATTCACATCTTTAGCAAACTCAATATAGCGATATGGACAACCCGTTAAGCTGTTCAATGTATCACGTAACCGATAAGATTCACTACTGATCGTTGTATTATCGGTATCGGCTATAGATGTAATGACAAGTGTATCGTCTGGCAGTTCCTGAACCCATCGAGGGCTTATTAAATAGTCAACTTTTGCGCTTGTATGGATATATGGCACGAATGTACGATAGCACCATTGACTAATCATGACGCTGGCTTGACGAATATAGCGCGTGATAGTGCTTTTGTCGTTTGTTAAATCTGCGCCACTCGTCAATGGTTTCAACTGACGGTTAACTTCCTCGTATGTTGTATAATCCGATGGGTATAAGCTATACATTTGAACTCACAATCTCGAAAAATTGACGATTGGCAAAATCACCAGCTTCAGCAAGAATCGGATTATATTTAATCCATCCCGTATTAGTATGTCCGAGTACTTGCCTTTCACCACCAACATATTTAGCAGCAGGGAATGTACTATACAATGTAACTCGATATTCATTACCCGTTTGGTCAATATCAACATTCCAAGAATTGGCATAACCACCATTTCGGACGTATCCATAACCATCAGTTGGCACAAGTCCATTATTGACGAGATAGAAATAGTACCGTCGTGATTTTGCCGTTGCAAATTGGAATGGATGTTTAGCGCGTGAATCTGGATATTCACGTAAACGCGGTATATATATTTGTTCTAATTCGATAGCGGTATTGAGCATTGCATTACTGAAAACATCACCTATATCAGCGATATTTTGTTGAATATCCTCAATGCCACTAAAATCGAATACCGCGTTATAGAATGTCATTATTCACCTGCTAGATAAGCGCGAACATCTGCGATACCAATTTTATTAATGCCCAGTGATTCAAAGTGTTCAATAACTTCCTCAAGTATGCCGTTTTCAATAGCCAATTCACGCGCTAGAGCTGTTATGTCTACGGTTATTGACTCTCGTTGTTCGATCTCAGGTTCTTCAATGTCGTTTGTCGAAATCGCATCAGCTATACCAACATTAAGCAGATATTCGCCTAGTCCATGCAATTTAGGATCGCGAATGTCATAAATCGCAGGTTGTACGGTTTTACCGTGTACGTTTTGATAGAATCGTCTCACTAAAATTTGCATATTGTCACCTATACAGGAATATACTGAATTTGAATTGTAACCGTCCCGGCGTTATCGCCACTTGCGATAGTTACAAGTAAGTCAGTCTCTACAAAATAATGCTCATATAATCCGACGGACGTATTGACATTATTGACAAGCGATTCACGAACAGGATAGATATTATCACCCGTTGCCGTTTGTGTGATATTTAGGATTGTACGCCCTAGTCCGCCCTGTTCAGCAATCAGGATAGTAGGGTTATTCGTTTGACCATCTTTATTCACTAAAATATCAGTGATAAACCCTGTAATTGATTCTGTCAGGGCTTGAATCGCTTCACCACTAGCATCTAGTGTGATGGTTTCGCGTGCTGTATATGCCATTATATATCGAATCCGTCAAACATAACGAATACAACAATATTCGCGTCGGCAGTTGTTGGAGATAAACTTCCATCGGATGTATAAGTTACGCCGATTTTATCACCTGCTACGAATGGCTCATTGCCGTATGGGATCGTTGCATAAAATTCAGTCGTTGTTGCCGCGTCGGTTTCGATTGTAAGCGTGGTTGAACCGTTGACTTCAATATCAAATTCAAGACTACCAGCTGCAACAGCGGCACTTAATTGAATTGCATAACCTACGATTGAACCATTTAAGGGCATCGCGTAAGTTGCTGTTAAACCACCTGCGATTGCTGTATCAGTATCTGTTTGTGTAGCTTGCATATTCGCCTGTTCAAACACAAACGGAATAATGGGGCTAGTTGTACCTGCACGGTTTTGTAATTTACTCATGGGTTTCCTCATGTAAAAGGGCGGATTATACCGCCCTGATAATTAACTAGTTGAAACTATACGCCGATGTTGTACAGGACGGAAACACTATCATTGTCTTGACCAACGAAGGCAAGACGCAATGTGCTTGTAAGTGTCCAAACGTCCAATGCTGCACGGTATTCAAGCGTTGTGGTAACACGACGACGATACCCTACATACCATGACGGACGGTGTACAATCGCAAGACGACCACGCTCAACGACATTACCGCCGTTTGTGATTTTACCGTCGCTGTCTGCGAGTGCGATTTCATTTGATACGAATACCGGAATGCCGTCAATAATACCGATTTGACCGGTCATATTAGTGGCGCGTGTGCCTGCCTTATCCATTGTGATAAATTCATCCATATTCAGGAGTTTAGCTTCAACTTCTGGATGAACGATGATTGCGAGGTTAGATACCGATTGCTTGCTACGATCAAGTTTAAAGCGAACGTTACGAATCGCTGCAAGTGTTGGGTTCGTACCACTCGCGTCTACCGCGTTTGTGGTTGCGGTTACAATCGCATTTTTGAGCAAGCCGTTAAACACTAGATATTTAGCAGTTGCAGCAGGAGTACCACCGTCATCGTTAATATTCAATGATGTTGCGGTATCACCATTAGCAAGGACGTTATCAATCGCGTCTAACATTGCACGCTCAGCTTGGGCACGGTACATTGGAATCGCACCACTAACTGAATCTTCTGCTAATTCGCCACTGATGAATGTCAATAATCCGAGTTTAGCAGCCGTCATAGTGACATTGGTAGTTGCGATTTTGCTATCTGGAATAGGTGAAGCGGTCAAGTCAAGTGTATTTTGGTCAGCTGTTTCAGCTACTTTGTAGACGGTAGGGTCACTTGATTCAATCGGCAAAATGTACGGATTCGTCGGCATATCAATGACGTTGAACAATGGCAAAATTACATTGTCACGACGCGCTTTACGCCAAATTTCATCACGCCAAGCGGTTGGTACATGTTCGTCACCGTAACCCGCTTGAGTGCTGTACATAACTTCATCGGCTTTAATTGCATTAACCGATTTAATCACGCCGGGAGTCAATTCGATTTCGCCATTATTATGAGCTTTGGTAGCTTTATCAGCAAATTCACGATAGAATTTATCATCCATCTCGAATGGTAAGCTCGCACTCTTACGGGTTAAGTGCTGTTGAAGATCAGCTGCAAAGCTAAAATCTTCAGGAGTCCAATTTGAGAACTTACTAGAGATTTCAATACGTGGAGCTGAATGGCTACCTGAACCAGCTTTAGATTTACCGCGTACTTTTTCAAAAGCGCCGTTAAACGCCTTATCAAGCTGTGCATCGGTCTTAGCTTTAGCTTGTAGACGTGAATCGATGATAGCAGGTAATTTATCGATGAGTGCCGTCAAGGCTTTTGCTTGAACGTCCTCTTCATCGGTAGCTTGCATTTTTCCAGCTTCACTAACGAGTTCGACTTCAATTTCTTGCATATCAGCTTCGCTCATATTGTCCATTTCAGCTTTGACGCGTTCGACGACCATATTCACGATTTGTGCAATTTCATCTTCTGTCAACATTTTGACATTTTTTTCTGTAGGCATGGTTTGAGATTCCTCATTATTAGAGTGATTAATTGAATTACGTTTAACCCCGTCGGGTAAATCCTCAGAATCGTTTGTTGGAATCTCAGGCACTTTATGCCCATCGGCATCTTCTACCCCTATATCATCAAACGAGTCTAATATTGATTTCGTCGAATATATTTTAGTGCGGTTTGGATCGGCAGGTGTATGCGTTGCGCTACCTTCAAAGATTGCCCACTTTTTGATATGACCATCTTCATCTATCTCTGCCGTGTTTGGGTTCGCACCACTAGAGAAGGCTATTTTCCCCTCATTCACCCAACCTTTAATAAACTCTACCGCTTTTTGATAGTCGTCAATCGATACTGGCGCTTGTTTATCTTGATACCACTGATTGACGAATTTTTCATATTGATCTCGCTCACGTATAAGCGCCTCTACCCATAACCCGTGATTATCAACTTCAGCTTTGACAAATTCACCAATAGGAATATCACGAAGTCGTTTATCAAGCCCGTGATGGAATAATAACGGTAAACCAACGATATTATGAGGAGTGGATAAATCCGTATCTTGAGTAAAATATTCGTTGTCAAGATCGCGATTATCAGTATCTGTGAAGTTAACTAGATACCCGCCGATGCGATTATCTCCCAGTGATTTAATATTGCTACCATAGCAATATTTTAATGATTTTGTATTCTCATTTTCCATAATTGCAACCATATGATTATTTGCCGATTGTCGTGTATCGTGACATCCACCTTTGATTAAGTCGCCGGTTTCGATGTTTTGTATACAATAGAGATTTTCACGTTTAATAATGTGATAGGGCATATTTTGACCTTAAAACACAAAAGCCCTGCGGGTTCAGGGCTTTGTGCTAACGGAGAGTTTTGTATATGACTACAATCTAATTGTAGCACAATTCGTTATTCTGTCAAACGATTCTATTATTGGCTACTGATTTCGATTACGTCACCGATAACAAGATAGCCGTTGTCATCGTCAATCATAACCCAGTTATATGTGTCGGGTTGTAGGCTATAGTCATCGTCGTCGTTTTTATAATCAAAATTACGTGACGCGTATACCCGTAATTCATCGTGAATAATTTCAGTCTCAAATATCCATTGAGGCATATTGTTGGTATTGAATACGACATTAAAATATTCAATCGCGTCGGGTTCGCTCATGGTTACAGGGTCATGTCCGTCTAAAGTGATGGTTACTTCGATGGTTTCCTGCTGCGGATGTAATTCGTTGTACAGTTCTTGCGCTTTTTCTTGAGCTTCGATCAAATGCCAACCTAATTCATTAATATGTTCCTGTTTGTTTTGTTCGCAGGCATAATCGTAAGCGAATTTCAATACAATGTAACCCTTACGTGCGCGAGAGCTAATTGACTCTTCAAACTTCGTTGCTGTATCTTTTACCGCGTAAACTAATTCATCGTTATCATACACGAAGGCGTATGCCGTGCCGTCGCTCTTTGCGGTTGTTTTGACTGTAATTGTGTCTAATTGTTCGTGTGCGTTTGTCATGATATTATCTCCGTTTGATTAATTAACTATGATTACAGTATGCAGAATATATTATAGTATGTCAAGCATATTCTGTAACTTGTTTTGTATTTTGATACTCTCTAATCTAGTGTTCTACTTGTTCTATAGATTTGGCAGTTTACCACGCGCCCGTGCGTTCACTCGTACTAAGTTGCACTTACAATTAAACCCTTTACATTCAAGAATGTCGGACTGGGGTAAAATACCCTTACTATAGTATGTTTTCATACGGTGACGTTGACCGTTCAGCTTCAAGCAGTCTTTACAATGTTCAGTCGCGCCATAAACCCATTCGTATATTCCGTTTTTATCGGCACTCGCTTTACCTGCATCATACATAGGGGAGATGCTTTTGTTATACCACATAGCCGGCTTATTCAACGTCTGATTATCAGTTAGCCCACTATCATAAATTTTATCAGATAGGTTGTTGACATATTGACGCTGTGCGATGATATGCCGTTCGATCTCTACACGCTCATCGTCGTCGGGTTCACTGAATACACCACCGTCGCGTAATCCATCAATATAGGCTAATACGGCATAGGCGCGTATCGCTTGCATCATGCCTAATCTAAAATTGCGCTTATCAATATCGTTGTTCAGTGCCTTGAATAGCAAATCTTCAACTTGCATTTCGTAATCAATACGCGTGGATTGTATTGATTTTTGCCATTCCCTGACGGTATCTAATTGTGTATTGATTGCGTCTAAAATTGCGCCGGTGTCATTATATTGAAGTATCTCATCAGCTATATCGCCAGCGGTATATTCCGGCACGAATGCGCTTTTAAGATGTTTGTCAGACTTAACATATTTTAACCAAGTTTTCAACTCGCTAAAAATGTTGTCAAGCGTCGCAGGGTTGGTATAGAATCGCTTACTATAATCATCAAATGTCATAGTATCATCAATAGCATGGTGACTATGGTCATGGTCTATTGTGCAGCTACTTTTTTGAGCATCGGCAGTTTCCATTTGATTGCGTCGCGCTGTTGCCCACGAGTAACCCTCATCACCACCCCATAGCAACCATGCAATATACCCGTTAGATGGATCGTTTGGGTTCGACCACCCGTCGCGCTTGTCAACTTCATGACGACTAAAATAGCTGTACATTCTCAAAACCGTATCAGGTGACAATTCGCGTCGGTTCGATATATCACGCGCACGTGCGATTCCCACTTCAGTTCCACCACGTCCGAACTCACGACGTAATTCTAGCCCGCGCTTGGCATTTTCTACCATTGAGTCGGTTGGTGTAAAATTGATATGTTGATATTTTTCAGGAACTTTGAAACTAGATAATGATTTGATAGTATCTTCTGGAATTTGTTCAGGTTGTGCCGGTTGCATCCCGAATTTGTATTGCCATAGATTAGGGATTTCGCTCAATGGGACAGGTACACCATCAATAATATAATAATCGTCTAGCCCTTCAATTGGGCTTTTACCATTCGCTAACCGATACTCATTAATCGATAGTGTGCTATTCTGTAATTGCGTCGTATTCATATCGAGTGTAATTGTATCTTGTTCAGTGATTAACTGATAATCGCTATAATCAAACTCGAATCGATATTCTCTATTCCCTGTTAAAAATGGGAGTATCTGTATATTGATGAGAGCTTCAATTTGTGACAATACAGGTTTAAGGCGTTTGTTGATAAATTGCGCTTCAATTTGTGGTAGGTCGTCTTTGTATGACGTGCTATCTGTTGAACCCACAAGCGCAGGGTTAATACCAAACGCGCCTAGAATCTTCGTGTCAATATCTTTAGCAACATCGCTATATTTATCAACATCAGGCAACGGCAACGATTGTAAATCAACAGGTGTATTCAGGATTAACGGGCGGAATGCGTTTGCGACTCCCTTGTGCCAATCGCTGATAATTTTCTTGAGCGTTTCAGTTTGTTCACGGTTTAATGTACCGTTTAGCCCGGTGCTATCGGATCTTGGACTGCCGATTATGCCGATGGTGGCATTGTTACGAAAAAATGCACGAAGGAATCGGTCAAGATTGTTTTCTATCTCAACTTTAGCGAGTGCCGATTGTAAAACGGACGTGCCGATTAAATCATCAAACGGGTTGAATCCATGTTCATATGCAATTTCATCAGGTTTGAATATCGCGCTTTGTGTATCCCATGAATAACTAAATGAGTGAATTTCACCACCGATATAATTAATGTCAATACCTAGTGAATTGAGTACTCGAAACCCTGACGGTAAACGAAAGACATTTTTAATCTTCTCAACGAAAACGGCATCGTACAAAATCAAATTATACATCATTGCAGTTGTGGGATTCATGCCGTATGTTTTCCGATGGTCATATACATCAGCATACCAGATAGCATGAGGAATTACGTCATCGCTACGTGCGATAATTTCATCATCACTAGTATCTCCAGTGCTATTACGTATAATTTGCGTCGGGATTGATTGTGTGCTGATTGCATAGTAGTCGACGGCTTGACGTACTGCCAACACGCTTAAATAGGCTTGAGCGTAACCGAACTTATTATCAGCTATGTTGTTACCAGAATACGTTAATCCTGATGTATATGGGTTGTAAATATCCCAAGTGCTTTTTTGTGCGACATTTACAGGGTTTAAAAATGCTTTGAGTCTATCGGTTATTGTTGGCATTAAATCGCCTCTATTGAGATACTACCACGCATAAGATTCAAATAAGCTAGTGCAAGTGCCATAACACAATCATCATGTACGCCGTTCGCACCTTCATATTGCCAATGCCCTGACGGCGTTTGCTTGCTAATAAAGTTTCGTAATTCATGTTTTAATTCAGGAATATCTTGTAATAATAAATTGTTATCATGCAATGCGGTATAAAGTGACTGAATTAATTGTGGTTTGTTTTGTGCCGATGTATAGAATGGGGTAACGTGAATGCCGTCAGCTTGTAACGCTTCGATATTCGGACTACCGATGCTATTGTATTCTGCTAATATATTGCAATTATTCCAATAGTTGGCGCGTTGCTTGATATGACTACGTATATCAAACCATGATAATTGATTGACGCGTAGCATATCGACCATCTGCAACGTATCGGCATCTAGTACGATCATGACAGTATAATCATTGTCCTGCCCAAAGTCTAATCCTGCTATATACCGCTTATTAGGTTGTGGCTTAATATTTATTTGCGCGATATATACATGCTCAATATCACCGAAAAATGAATTACCGCTGGTAAGGAAACAGCTTGAAATATCCTCAGGATATTCTTGCTTAAATTTATGAGGAAGTTCCTTGATCTTATACCGCCGCCATTTAATTTGTTCAGGTGTTAAATTGTAGCGTTCTGCTAGATATTGTTCCTCATCGGTATAGGTTAACGACTCACCATCTAATAATGGGATGTTGTATTCATCATTCCACCACCACTCATAAAAATGGAGTTTCCATACGCTATTATTATCAAGTGCTTGCATACACGCTTCATAAAACCAACCGGACGCGCCGTTTGGTGTAGATTCTAAAACGATATTTCCGTCAAGTGGCACGGCTTGCATAATACCTGCCATATTATCATCGGCGTTCTGCCAAAATGCGACTTCACTACCATGTACATCTGATAATGTACCACCACGACCACCGGCACTACTTCCTGCCGTTTGGATAATGACTTCACTACCTGTATTGCTGTAAATCGTAGTTGTAGCATTATCCATACTTCTATTAGGACGCACGGAGTCGGGTAAATTTTCCCAGAATCGTCTACTCATACGACGTAATAAATTAGTAGTATTTTGATCGTGTGCCAACGTCGCTAGTCGTGCGGTTTGCGTCATCGCTTTAGTCTCATGTGTCGCACGTATAACCGTACTAAATCCAAGCTGACGCGCTTTTACAATAATATCACGCCCGGTTAGATTGTCGATTAAATGTTGTTGAGCTTTATTAAGTGTGAACGGTACGAGCCGATTACGTTTGTCGAGTATTTTGAGATGCTTTTGAATTGTATCAGGTTGCGATTGACGTTTTTGAGCGTGTCGTCTAGCGAGTTCTAATTTGAATTGTGACATTATTCGATAGGTACGCCTGCTTGCCTAAATAGCTGTTGAGCTAAGTTCTCGTCATCGAATGCAAACATAAAATCATTATAACTGATTTCACCACGTTTGATTGACTCAATCGCTTCGTCTTGCCACGTTGTTATTCTTAGATTAGTGTTATTTTGTTCAAGCCCTGTGATCTTATCAATTCTAGCCTGTGCTTGTATGCAAGTTTTATAATCCTGAACTTTTAATGCACGTTGGAATAATAATTCGTAGCGTTGAATAGCATTACCTAATTCAGTATCACGGGCTATCTGCGTTCGCTCATTAAAGTACTCTCTCGCGCGTGCGATATATATATCAATAGTCCGGTCTTTAACTCCCCACTCAGTTTCATTTGTGCAATATTGTAAAATTTCTTGACGACTTGCACCACGTAATAATAATTTATATATAGTATTAACACGTTGTAAAATTTCTGAATGTGTTGCCTTGCTCATATTACCCGTTTCCTTGAATCATAGCTTCGAAAAATTCATTGACGAAAAATTCATAGACATCTGTTGAAGTGGTTAAAATATACTGTTCGCATCTCGGTTGTGCTGATAGGTTTGCGCTTCCGGTAATGGTTACAGTTTGACCATGTTTATTTTTTAATGCAATGCACTTGACATGGTTTTTAAACGTCAAGAATATTTGTTTATGCTTTTGAATACCTTCAATTAATGTGTTAGCGACAGCTGACTCGCGTCTAGTAAGTAGGGATCGGTAACGATTGCTAATTTAGTTATATTATGATTATCAAGTAATTCAATAATAGATAATACATGATTTCGATTACTAGCCCACGTACTAATAGAAGCGGTTATGTTTGTATTACCTAACATCTCGACTAAATGAGGGATGAATGTCCCAAAATCAAAAGCGTCTACACTCCTACCGACTATTTTTTCAGCTCCAGCGCCATTCCCAACAATATATAAATCTGTGTCGGGTGATGGTAATTTTGTAATTAATTTTGTTAATGCCTCTTTTTTCATGCCATTAATAAATAATCGTTTTGCTTCTTTGCGTTCATGTAATTTCGGTCTTTTCAAATTATCTGAGGAATGAAGTGTAGTAGTATCGTCAAGTAAATCAGATAATTGTGAATCACCAATATTGAAGTCATCGTCAAGTAAATCAGATAAGCTCATAATTCTACTGCCAATATAATCCCGTAATCCTGATAATAACAATCTACTAGATGCTGAACGACTTCATGCCGTATTTGAATATCCTGTTTGTCGTTTCGTTTGATTGCATAACATAACTGATTTTGATATTCGATGATCGTTTGTAACGATGCAATTTGTGACTCTAGTTTGTCGTTAACTTTTATCTGTCGTGTCATGGTTGCCTGATTCTATATGTGTAGAATTTTTAAGCTCGTGTATCTCTTGACGAAGTTCTTTTATCTCATGTAGCAGGTAGAAAAATTCTTGCTTATTGTCGATGTCGTGCGATTCTTCACTGTCACCAGTTGCAGATACAATACGAAAGAAAAATGCTAAACCAATGAAAAATAGAATCACACGATTATTGAGTAATTCATCCATCTGCACGCAATTCGATTATCTGTTCTCTAATTTGTTTGATTTCTTTATTCGCTTGTTTCAACAAATACCGATTGACGACTCCAATAATCACAAGGTAGGGTATCGTCAATAAATAAAGTGCTGCTAATAATCCCGTCATTTGTATGTCGCCTTGAATCGTTTCGATTGCGACAAATACACCATAAATAATAATCGGTAAACTGCCAACGGCATAATGAATAGGTAGACGATCTCGTAGGAAACAATAGACACTCATCAAATAAGCAAACGCAATAATATAATAGGCATTGATATTTAACGCGTCTGCTAATTCTGCTACGCCTCCCGACGTTCCTCGCTCAATTAAGACGCTATTAATCCCAGCGAATAGCATATAAAAAACGCCTAGTCCAAACTGGGATTGTAAAGGACGCACGTATGAAATGAGCTTGTTGTTGATGGTCTTAACATTAACCATGTTATCAAATTGGATTATCAATTTCGACTCGAGTAGTTTCATAGGTTCATTTCTTGGAATTGAAAAACCCGCCATAAAAGCGGGTTCAAAAACGGAGTACTTGCGTCATATTGGTTGTTCTGTACTTTCATTTTAGCATAGATTATCTATCTGTCAAACAAAGTCATTAAAGGTTGTAATTATCCTGACAGACGATATTGAAACTATTCATGATTAACGTCTATCCGTTTGATAATCGACTCATGCTTTGCCGTTTCATTTTCTGGTATCACTGGAATATCTCGCAGATTTGCACGTTTTCGCCGTTCAATCTTGGTTAACAATTCCGCATAGAATACTACCATGTCATATCGATTTACATTTAAAATTTTACAGCATTGAGATAGCATTTCACGTTCCTCTTTTTGTGATGCATCGCTATGCCCGAATCTATATTTATTTTTCAGGTAGAGTAGTAAAAGATACAATTGATAATCGAAGCTCGAAAATTCCAAGTTGTGGATTCTATTCTGATAAACACTATCGTCAAAGTCGTAATCTTTGTTGTACATAATTTTATTAATCACCATATCTTCTACAGGTCTATAAACAGTCGTAACAAGATCATCTTTTTTATCACATATTGGTATAAACTGCCCGTGTTGGCGCGTAAATATCCGTATATGTTTCCGGTACGTTCGTCGTCTTACAAAATCAGCACTATATCGATTTGCAATTTTCATATCCCCAAAATATCCCAATATATCACAATTAAATGACTCCTGTGAATGATAATGGCACGGAATAACGCGTCGTGCCGTCAATTGCATAGATATGCGTTTCATCACGATAATACATGAAATTAGTGAATTGTACCGCGTCGGTGTCTGTATCTAATATTGCCATGCCTAACGATTGCGTCCAGTTTGATGTATATTTACCGCGATTAGTTTCGTAATGTGGTACTAAATCGCATCGACAACCGACTACCATCGCGTGACTTGTAAATCGAATGGCTTTATGAGTATATCCGTCAGGTCTATGCGTATGCCCTGCGACGTGATGAACGGTGTGATCTTTGGTTGTCATGGATTTAGCGACGTTTTGACCTGCACCACCATCGTGCCGTATAAATAGACTGTCTAACAAAAGCTCTTGCGTATTGCCTAAATAATGCACACGACCTTCATGCTTAATCAAATCGGTAAATAGTCGTAGTAACGTTTTTGGAGTCCTACCTGATAATGCCATCTCATTGAATCTTAAATCGTGGTTTCCAAAGATAAATGGCATTAATGGATAATTCCCCGCTTCAATGAGCCGATCCGTGTCCTCTTTGTATGCTGATTGAATTCGCTCATAGCAGTCATCGAACGACGGAGATTGTTGTAGTTCATAGTCGGGTTCGTGACGCGATATAGTTGGGAAGTCGAATATATCACTCCCGTGAATGATTATATCTGCACCAATAGATTTAATAATTTCGGCATCGAGTGCAACCGCATCTGGATCGTGAAACGGTATATGTTTGTCAAATGGAAAGAATATTTTTAACCATCGTTTTGATTTTTTTAGTGCTTTATAGCGTGACCAAAATCCATCGGCATTATTGTCATTGTAAGTTAATCGTCGAATGACAACGGGTTTAATCGCTTGTTTGAATTTAGGTAATTTCGTCTCAATTGCATTAAGTTCAGGTTCTTGATTATCACGTTGAACCCACTTACACCATTTACGATACTCCGATACACCACCACGTACACCTGATACGCTTACGTTATACCGTTGTGCAATCTGTTTATTTGTGTATCCATCTTGACGCATCTTATAAAATTTATCAGCATTTAATCGTGGTTTTGTTGGCTTTTTCATAAACCCTCCGATAATCATAATGTGTATTATAGCATATTTTCTAATGATTTCATATTAGGTGTAAACCAATTCAATTTGTAATATAGCGCACGGCGTGCCGGGTGCTTGCCCTTACCTACATTATTTACATCAAATAGTTTATAAATCAGGTCGAAATGCTTGCGCGTCGTGTCCTCTGTATACCCTGATTTTAGTGCAATCTGCTTAATGCTATAGGTTGGATGTTGCTGGATCGTATTGAATGTTGTTTGTATACGCGATGGGAGTAAATATCTATTTCTATCTGGATGTATCCAACCTAGTAAATTAAAAATACTCAATTGTAAATCGTGCCCGATTAATAAATGCGTGTTCTTTTGTGCAAGGTCAGTCATGCAAACGCGAACGGTTACAGCCGTTACGTCGGATATATCTGCAATGCCCTGATATGTTATTAAAGGATTTTCTACAAAATAACGTAGTATTTTAGCGTGGCGTAATTTGATATACATCTTTCCCTCCCGTCGATCTCGTTATCTAAAAGTTAAAAGCCACGTATTTTGTACGTGGCTTTAATATGCTACCTAAAACATTACGAGTTGTTGTTTCGCTTTTTCAGCTTCTTGAAGATGTCGAATCGCTGTTTTAAAATACGACTCTTTGAGTTCAATGCCGATAGCTTTGCGATTCATCCGAATTGCAGTTACTAATTCACTACCGACTCCTGCGAATGGACTGAATACGGTATCTCCCTCGTTTGACCATAAATCAATACCCTTACGAATTACATCAAGCTGCAACGGGCAGATATGTTTTTCGTCGTCGTTATCACGCGCGATCTTGTGGTTTAATACATTCGTTTGGTCAATATCAAACCATACCGGGCTTGCGTATCGTTGCCACACTGCAATTGAATAGGCGCGTTGTTGTTCTTTTTCGTCCATCGGCAAGCCGTTATAACTGTATTCATATTGTTCACTAGACGGTGGTTTAGTGCCTATATAATCACCGATGACGCGCTTTTGTGTTACTGGCTCAATTAAGTCCTCATTGTCAACGTCCCATTTGCGGAATGTGATGAGATAATCTGCCATGCCTTGACGCACGCCACTCGCGTCTTTTGTGAAGTTCTTATGCAACAATCCATGATTCTTAGTGCGTTGCATTTCGATAACAGGATCTTTCCAGATATTCACACGACTGTGGAATACCCACTTAGGTTTTGTCTTACGTTCAATCTGCCATTCTGCTAAATCGCGCTTATATGCTGATATACTATCATAATCGTCAATGTCGGGTTTATCCATCTCCTCGAATGCACGAATAATATCACCGGCAAAGTCCTGTAAACCCATTGCGCCGTCACGACCTTTATATAGCGGCAAGTCTTTACAATGGACTGAACACAAACGTCCTACTTTTGTTGTACGGTACATCTCACGGATGAGATATTTATAGTGTTTGAAAAATTCGTCATTGTCTGAGGAATTACCCATGTCAGCTTCAGATGCGCTATAGATATATAGATTCGCGAATGGTGGTGAATGAATACCGTAATCAATGCTATTATCATCGATCTTCGCAATCTGTTCTACGCAATCCCCAAGATGCAATTCCCAGTTCTTGCCACTCTCGTATTGATATTCCGGCGTTTTCAGTTCCGTTTTATTTTGATCTCTAAATAGCCCGTGATTTTCCATCGCTTTAGTCATCTCCGTTTGCATTTCAATAAATTGACGTTGTTTTTTGTGAATCGCCTGTACGACGTTGCCCTCAGATTCGCTGAATATCATATAGGCGTTTACGGGTTTCTTTACTCCGAAACGATATGACCGTCGTAGTGCCTGATATGTTTTCTCAAAACTGAATGACACGCCGACGAGTATCTGATGAGTGCAATGTTGCCAATTAAGACCGAAACCCGCTATTGACGGTTTCGTGATAATTGCACGGTACTTTTGTTCAGTAAATGATTGTAACTTATTAACTTTATCTTCGCGTTTATCACTACCGTTAACTTCAATTGCAAACGAGAACGCATCTTGAAGTTCTTGAGCTTCGTCATTGGTATCGCACCAAAATATAATAGGCTCATCGTCGTCGATGGTATCTACGATGCGTTGCGCTTCTGCTACTCGTAAATCTAGCGATTCGCGTTTTAGCGCGTGTAATCCTGTACTTGATACATTAACATCAGGGAATAACATGCCTTGTTCACTCGCACGGTCAAGTGTTGCCTGTGAATATCCTACGCTACATTCAAGCATATTCAATTCTGGTAAGTCGAAATTAGGCATATCGTATTCAGCACCTAAGTCACGTGGATGAGATATGCAAACCGCCCAAGATGTTAGCCAACGATAAAAGTCGTCGCGCCCGTGTGACTTCAGGATGTAATTACCGGCTGCCATTGTGTCATTTTTGAACCATCTCATAATCATCTCATTAGACGGCATAACATCCAAAAAGTCCGCGTGATTCCCTATTTCAAGAAAGTCGTTTGGCGCGGGGGTTGCTGTACATGCTAATTTATACGGTGTTTGCCGGAATGATTCTGCTAACATCTGTTTTGTCTTACCTGTAAAATTTTTCAGGATACTCGACTCATCCAACGCTACACCGTCAAATTGTGAACAATCGAACTTGTGAATACGATCATAGTTCGTAATCACAATTGCATCAGCTGGTAATGATTGCATTTCACTTTCATCGGCAACATAGTCAATCTTAATGCCGATTTTATCAGCTTCAATGATCGTTTGTCCTGTTACGGCAAGTGGAGCTACGATAATTACGCGCCCGGCAGTATGTTGCGATACGTGACGTGCCCACTCAACTTGCATGAATGTTTTCCCGAGTCCACATTCGGCAAATATAGCTGCCTTGCCGAGTGCTATTGCCCATCGGACAATAGCATTTTGGAATTTGTATAACATCGGATGCACATCTGATTCTTGAATCTCAAAACCAGCATATTGAGGGTTTTCATGTTTACTCTTTAAAAATTCTTTATATTGCACGTTCATATTAACTCCGTTTTGTTTATATGTATTTTATGTATTATATAGATATTTTCATGAATTGTAAAGAATGAGTTTATTGAAGTCGTCGCGTAATTGGTCTACATCAAACCAACCGACTCGCTCATATAATCGTAACCGTGTAAACAATGTACTACGCGCTTGAATATCGTAATAGCGATATAAGTTTAACATTCCTTGACGTACGGATTGCATGGAATAGCCTAACGTATCTGCTAATTGTTGATATGATGCACTAGGTGTTTGTACTAATTGTTTGACTGTGTAATATTGAATCGAATCCCATTTATAGGAATATGGAATAATTCCCAGTGGTTTGATATATCCAATATAATCGAAAAATTGCAATCGGCTAATGCGTTTATGGCACGATGGGAAGTATTCACGAATTGCAAATGATACCAACGATTTACTGCACGATCCAATAGACTGTTCAATTTCTGAATGTGATATAAATGGATTCAGGAATATGAGTCCAAGAATCTCCTTTTGACGTGGAGTGTGTGATTTTAAAAACATTATATAACCGCTTATTTATCAAAAACTTCCACAAACAACTGCCAAAATCCGAAGTTATTACGATAATTAAAAGCATCATCATATGTGTAAAATTCATCACCATTTTTAGTTAAATAAATGATTTTACAATATATAGAAATATCTTCAATTTTAGTAATAACAAGTTTATCATCCGGATAGATATGTTCATGTGGAGGGTAGTTTATATCCGATGTGATAATATTGTATTTTGTCGCTTTAATATTGGTAGGGTTTTTATGAAAACTCCAATATATTTGAAAATCATCTTCTAAATTAGCATCAATCCAATCGTCTTCATCCCAATCGTCTTCATCCCAATCATCTTCATCCCAATCGTCTTCATCCCAATCATCTTCATCCCAATCGTCTTCATCCCAATCATCTTCATCCCA